TTCTATTAGACAAGTCGGTTCTAATTGTGGTCTTATTGGACAACATGCAGTTTATTACGCAAATGGTGTTGTTTATTGGATGGGGCAAGCTGGTGGATTTTTTGTTTATGACGGTACTGTTAAGTCACTACCATGTTTAGTGGAGGACTTTGTCTTTACAGATAAAGGAGATAATTTAGGTATTAGTTATGATAACGGTGAACAAATTTATGCTGGATTAAATCATCTTTATAAAGAGATAAGTTGGTTTTATCCTAAGTCAGGTTCTACATTAATAGATAGAGTAGTAACCTATAATTATACAGAGCAAACTTGGACGACTGGATCACTTTCAAGAACTACTTGGTACGATGCAACGTTATATGACAATCCATATGCCACTGAATTTTCAGGGACAGCCACTCCAACATTTCCAACAATTCAAGGAGTTACGAGCGCAAACGGTGCATCAACTTATTACGCTCACGAAATTGGTAACAATCAAGTAGATTCTACTGGAGCAAAGACTGCCATACCTGCTTTTATTCAATCAGGAGAGTTTGATTTATCTCAAGATGGTGATGGTCAATTTTTTATGAGTATAAGAAGATTTATACCTGATTTTAAATTACTTACGGGTGATGCACAAGTTACTATTAATCTGAGAAAATTTCCAACGGACACCGCAACATCCTCACCTCTTGGACCTTTTACAATAAATAGCTCAACAGATAAAGTTGATACAAGAGCAAGATCAAGATTTGCTAGTATAAAAGTTGCAAATACTTCAACTGATCAAAGTTGGAGGTATGGCACCTTCAGAGCAGATGTGCAACCTGACGGAATGAGATAATGGCTAGAATTGATGTTCAAATACCAGAGCCTACACCCACTTACATGGAGGACAACCAAAGACAAATAGCACAATCTTTACAAACTATTAAAGATAAGTTAAATACCTCATATCAACAAGAGTTAAAAAATGAACAGGATGCATTTAATTATTTCTTATCATGACAATTCAATATAAAAACGCTGGAATAAATTTAACAAGTACAAATACTACAAGTATTTTAACATCACCCTCTGGAGCAAGATGTTTGGTAAAACAAATACAAGTTGATAATTCATCTTCAGGTCCAGTAAATTTATCTGTTCAAGTTACTGATAGTTCCGCAACTGCTACTTTTTCTATTTGGCGAAAAGCCATAGCAGCAAACACAGTTGAAAATATAATCCAAGAAACATTAGTATTAGAAGAGAGTGATGTTCTTAAAATGACAGCTGGCACAGCTGATGAGATACAAGGTATTGTTAGTTATGCACAGATAGATAGATCTCAAGAAAATGGGTAAGAAAAAGCCACTATTTGGTGTAAATACATACAAGGGTTCAACAAGAAAAAAAAGACCTGGTAGACATAAAAAAAGACTTAATAAAAATGAAAAAAGGATGTATAAGAAATACAACAGACAAGGAAGATAATTATGAGTGATTTACCTAGAATACCTGCAGAAGCAAAAGAAATCATAAAACACAAAAGAACTGGAAAAATTTACGCTAGTAAAGAAGAGTTCGATGCTGATGTAGCAGATCCAAATACTGATACTACAAAAGATGATTTTAGACAGGACTTAGAAATAAAAGTGACAAGAGTAAATATCGAAGCGTTTACAAAAAAATAATGGAACCTAGAGGCGCAACTGAGATACAGCATGAACTGTTAGAAAAACATGTATCCAAAGACCTATTAGATAAAGTACAAATATGTACCTCAATACCAGGCAAAGTTCCATTAGATCCAAAAAAAATAAATATACTTTGGCAGAAAAATTCATATGATCAAGGCAACTTGCAAGAATTTTTTTTAAATAAAGATAGATTCAGAGAGTACGATTGGTATGTTTTTAACTCACATTGGAATTATGAAAAGTTTAGGTACTTTTTTCAAGTACCAGAGGATAAGTGTATTGTAATAAAAAACGGTGTGGATAATTTCCCTCAAAGAAAAATATATAAAAAAGGAGATCCAATTAAAATCATACATCATTGCACACCTTGGAGAGGATTAAATGTTCTTTTACTTGCAATGCAAATGTTAAGAAACAAAGATATTACACTTGATGTTTACAGTTCATGTCAAGTTTATGGTAGTGAGTTTGCAGAGGGTCATAAAAAAGCTTTTGAACCTTTGTTTGAACAAGCATCATCATTACCTAATGTAAATTATATAGGTCATAAACCTCACGAATATATTAAAGAGCATATTTCACAATATGATTTATTTGTTTATCCATCAATATTTGAAGAGACTTTTTGTGTATCAGCTTTAGAAGCTTTAGCTGCTGGTATACATGTTATTACTACTAATTTTGGTGCATTACCGGAAACTTGCTCAGAGTGGCCTGTGTATGTCAACTACACTAAGAATCATGAACTTTTAGCTGAGTCCTTTGCTCATGCAATAGATGCTTCAAAAGTATATTTACATGAAGAGGACATGCAAAAATATTTAGATGAGCAACAAAAGTTTTATAAAAAATTTTATAGTTGGGATAGAAAAGGTTCTGAGTGGACTAATTTTTTAACAGGAGCTGTACATGCCAAACGATAAATATATAAATAAAGATACTTATCAAACCATTCAAAAAGTAGAGGTGCAATCTGATTTTGGTGCAGCCATAAAACCATTGTGGAAAAAACAAGACGATACTGTAAAAGAAAAAACAAAATATTCACAAAAAATTATGGTCGGTACACCTGTACATAGTGATGTGTCTATACATTACACACAAGCTTTATTAGAATTTCAACAAGAGTGCTTTAAAAAGAAAATTGGTTTAAGCTTTTCATTAATTAAATCATCTTTAGTAACCCAAGGTAGAAATCTATGTGTTTCTAGTTTTTTAGATTCTGATTGTACCCATTTATTATTCATAGATTCTGACATCTATTTTCAGGCAAAATCTGTGTTTTCTATGTTAAAAGCAGATAAAGATATTATTGGAGTTCCATACCCAGTAAAAACTTTAATGTGGGAAAAAGCGTTTGAAAGAATGAAAAAAGGTAAAATAAAATCACCTGATGATATTAGAAGAGCTTTACATACGTATCCAATGAAAGTTCCAGATGCTAGAAATATTGATCTCAAACATGGAGTTATGGAGGTAACAGATGCTCCAACTGGGTGCATGTTGATTAAAAGGTCAGTTATAGAAAAGATGATAAAAGAATACCCTGATAAAAAAATAGTACAAAAGACTATAATAAATGGTCGATATGTAGATAAACCTAATATGTGGAACTTTTTTGATACCACACATGATCCAGTCAAAAAGACCTTTTTGGGAGAGGACTTTTCTTTCTGTCAGTTATGGACTAATTTAGGTGGCAAATGTTATGTCTATGTTAATGATGCTATAGTCCATGTTGGTGAACATCAATATCAAGGTCGTTTTCACGATGAGTTGATATTAAAGTAGTAAAATGGTATTATTCTTTATTTAGATCTAAAAGGAGTATAAATATAATGTTACAATTCTTACCTTATGCTTTGGCTGCCTATGGTGGTTATCAAGGATATAAGAGAAATAAGGATGCTGGAGCCTCTGGAATCAATCGTTTATTAGGAGCAGTTACAGGAGCAACTGCAGGTTATTACGGTGGTAAAGGAATATTATCGGGCGGATCTGCTCTAGGTGTACCAGGTTTTTCTGCAGCACAATCTTCATTTACACCATTTACACAATTACCTGGAATGTCTGGTCTACCTTTCATGCCACAGAATACAGGAGCACAAATTCCAACAGGACAAAGTAATTTCCCAATGATCGGAAATGATCCTGGAACACAATTAGGATTGGTTGGTAATGAAGGTCAAGTGCCAACGGCTGATAACAGAACCATGTTACAAAAATTATTAATGAGAAGAAAGAGAACTAAAGAGGGTGAACTTACAAAAGATGTAGCATTTGAAATAGATCCATTCAAAGCTGGAACAGCGTTAGCAGTTGGATCATATTTAGGTGGAGCTTTTGATAGACAACCACAAGATGTTTATATGCCAGGATACAATCTAGGAGTAGCAGATTTACAAAAACAAAGAGGTGGATTTAGATATATTGATCCTACTTCTGGACAAGAAAAAGAATACGACAGTATATACATTCCTGAAGCAGATCCAAAAAATCAAGGCGATTTTAGATTAGGCAATATAGCCATGAATAAGATGACTTTAAAAGAAGGTGGTTTAGCAGAAATAAAAAAATTTAATGAGGGTGGTATAAATTACTTACCATCTAAAGTGAGTCATGATGAAAATGATTCAAACAACTATGTAAGAGCCTCAGGATACGTGGAAGACGGATCAGGCAGTGGAGATAAAGACGAGGATACAATGTTAGCTCAATTAGCAGACGGAGAGTTTGTAACAAGAGCTGATGGAGTATTAGGTGCTGGAATCCTAGCTGGTGGAAATCCCAACAGTATGAAGGACATGAGAGCAAAAGGTGCCCAATACTTCTATGAACAACAAAGAAGATTTAAAAGAATCTTTGATTTAATAGAGGGTAAGAATGGCAAAAACAGCACGATCAATTAAACCTAGAGTAAGTATAGTACCTGTACAACCAACTGAAGTTTCAAAATATTGGTTGCTTGCAGAGTTCATGATTGCTGAAGCATTAAAATACTCTGGTAAATATGCAGATTCAAAACACATATACGATTTACTTCTAACAGATCAAATGCAAATGTTTATTATGTTTGGTAATGATGAAGTGCAACATAGTAAAGTATTTGGTATAGCTGTAACAAGAATTGGTGAACTACCAAACTATAATCAATTAGAGATAGTAATTTGCACTGGCACACGGAGAGAACTATGGGAAGATAAACTTGTAGAGGAGATTACAAAGTTTGCTCAACAAAATGATTGTAAAAGATTATGCATTTGGGCAAGACCTGGTTGGGAGAAAGTATCAAAAAAATGGGGTTGGGAAAAGAAACACGTTCAATTAGTAAAGGATCTTAAATGAGTTTTGTTAGTAATATTTTAGGTGGTGGATCAAGACCCTCAGCACCTTCTGGAGGAGGGGGCGCACCTTCATTAACAACTTCAATTATTAGAGAAGCACCAGGTATAGAGGAAAGAAAAATTGAATTGATGGACTTAGCAAGACAGGTCGCACAAAAACCTGTTGCTATTCCTGATATTAAAGTTGCACCTTTTGGAGCTTTAGAACAACAAGGGTTAACGGCTGCCGGAACAACTGGAGTTGGAGCACCAACTACAACTGCAGGTATTGGTTCAATTTTAACTGCTGCTCAACCAGTAGGTTCACAACAAATTGGACAGTTCATGAATCCTTTTCAACAATTTGTAACTGATGAAATTTTAAGACAAGGTGCAGGAATGCAAAATAGATTAGCAGCTCAAGCAGTAAGAGCTGGAGCTTTTGGCGGTGGAAGAGAAGGTGTTCAACAAGCTGAGTTGCAAGATAGAATATTAAGTCAGATAGGACAAGCTCAACAAGAAGGTTTTAACACTGCATTACAGGCTGCACAAAATCAACAGAGAATGGGTATTGGTGCAGGTCAATCATTATTAGGTGCGGGTCAACAACAACAACAAATGGCTCAGCAGGATATTAATCAATTAATAGCGGCTGGTGGATTACAAAGACAGTTAGCTCAACAAGCATTAGATGCTCAAAGACAAACAACACTTCAACAATCTTTTGAGCCTTTTCAAAGAGCAGAATTTTTATCTAATATTTATGCAGCTGGACCTAAAACACAGTCTGGAATTACTGCAACAACTGCTCCACAACCAAGTCCTTTGGCACAAGCGGTTGGTACTGGTATTGGTGCATATACAGCTTTCCAAGGTATACAGGGCGGTAAATAGGATGCACTATGAACAAAGTATTAAATAGACCTTTATTTAGAAAAGAAGCTTTACGAAAAGGAGCTCTAAAACCAATTCATGCACAAACTGGTATTATGGTTGGTCAACCAATCACTAATCCTAATCCTCAAATAAATCCAAGAACACCAGTCCCTGCAGTGAGGCCAGGTCTTATGAGAAGAGCAGTCGGAGACCTTAGAGCTTTTGCACAAAGACCAGGACAATTTTTTAGTCCTAAAGTAAATAGATTTGTACCAGGGGCAGGTACAGCAATGTTTTTTGGTGTAGAGGGATTAGCACCTATCATAGGCGCAGGTAGAAGAAAGTTAGGTGTTTCTGATGATAGTGCCATAGCACCTTTGATTGACTATGGTTTAGGTGGATTACTTACTTTGACACCATTTGGAAGAGCTGTGGGTCTTACAGCTTTAGCTGGTAGAACAGCTTTAGGTGCAAAAGACTACGTGCAAGGTAAAAAAATAGGAACAACTATGTCAGCGTTAACTCCTGATTTGGGTGAACCATTAGGTTTATTTGACAGACCTGAACCTGGAGGAACGTTAAGAAGAAAACAAAGAAGAGGTGAGATAGATGCTATAACATTAGCAGATATAGACAGAGTTGAAAAAGAAGGATTTAAAGTTTCACCAAGAAAAAGAGCAAGACAAAAAACTACTGATCTGGCTACATTGCCACAAAATACTACAGAAATAGGTAAACAAAAAACTATTGATACTGCTAAAATCGCAGAAAATGCAATAACACCAAATCCACAATTAAACTTTCCAATAACATCATCACCAGAGCAACCACAACAACCTCAAGCTGGTGTTGTTACCTTAGGCGATATAGAAAAAAAAGCAAAAGAACAACAAACAAAGGTTACTGGATCAACAGCAGATTTAGACAGTATTAGAGCTAATTCTCCTATAATGGAACAATTAAAATTAGCAAAACAAATTAGAGATGAATTGCAAGAAGGAAAATCTTCACAAGCAAAATTAGTTTTTTTAAGTAATCTTGCTTCAGGTTTATTAACTGGAACTACAAAAAAAGCAGGCTTAGGTGGAGCACTTGAAGTATTTGGTCAAGCGTTAGGACCAGCTGTAAATAATATGGTTATGACCAAAATGAAAGAAGATGAAATAGAACAAAATTTAATGGGTAGAGCACTAGAATTTTCAACAGACTTTATAAAAGCTCAAAATGAGGCTTACGAGATGCCAGAGGTAGAAGAAGTTGGTGTAATACAAATACAAAACTCTAACGGTAGAATTACTAACGTACCAGGAATAATGTTAAAAGATGGAACTAAAAGAGTAGCAACAGGCATGGTAGACAGTAGAGGTCAAAATATTTACACGACAGTTGACCCATCATTAAACTTTATTGCTAATAAAGATCAAAATAAAGAAACATTAGAACTAGCATCAGATATAGCAGGTAAATATGCAGCAGTTAACTTAATTAATAGATCTTTAGGAATTATTACTGAGGGTAGAGCTGAAGCTGGTGTAACAGGTGCTATTGGTTTATACGGAGGCCGTCTAACACAAGCTTTAGGTGATGTATTTGATTTTGTAAAACCAAGTGGTGATAGTAAATCAGAACTAAAAACATCTGGTAAAGCAATGTTTGATTTAGAAAGACAGAGAGCAGCTCAAAGATTGGTTAACTCTGGTGAATTTGATGATAAACAAGCTGCATTAAAATATTTAAATACATCATTAGGGACATTTGAAAAAAATTATAATAACTCATTAAGAAATGCTAAGAAAAGATTAGAAGGTGGTAGCACACTTGATTATGAAAGATTAGCAATTAATGAAACTGTACTTGTTTACAAACTTGCAAACTCTTTGAAATCAAAAGATAGGTTAACACAAAAAGATATCGAGATGGCTAAAGGTCTTGTTAAAGTATTTCCATTACTAAGAGGTGAGAAAAACGTAATAGCTTCATTAACTGCAACAGCTGAAACAATTCTTGACGATATTAGACAACAAGAAAGATTATACGAAAGAGCTGGTGGATCATCTCAATATTTACTAAACGAAAGAATAGCTTATGGTTTATTACCACCAGGCGCAACGTTGGATTCAATGGGTCGTTTAGAAAGTGAAGAGTTTAAAAAACAAAAGAAAAAAATAGACGAAATGAGTGAAGAAGATTTTGAAAAAATGTTTCCTGGATTATAATTATGAGCACATTAGATAAACTTCAAAAAAAATTAGATGATAGAACTTTAAATCCTAATGATTTTAATGCAGAGCAGAGGGCAACGATCGATGCTTTAATATTAGATGGTAGATTAAAAGGTCCTACGATGTCTGAATTATCTGAAATGAGACGTTCTGCAACTGAGGAAATAGTTTCTGAAAGAGAGTTTCTACAAGATCCACTAAAAGCAGCAACAAATGTTGGACAACCAACTTATGAATTAGTAGGTGATATAACTGGTTCTATTTATCCTTATGTAGCAAATAGAAAAAAAATTTTTAATGCAGCAAAGAAAGGTGAGTTATTTGGTAAGGGTCCAGGATATTTTGCACAACAAGCTGATAAAGTAGCATCAAGATTACCAGGTAAATTTAAATTATTTGCTGGTGCTCTTAGAGGTTTAGGTAAATTATTTGACCCATTATCAAGAGCTTACAGAGGTCCATTACTTAAAACAGAGGTGCAATCAATACTCTTGGGGACCGCGGGTGCTGGGGTTGGATCTTTAACGTATGATACTTTGAATGAACAAGCAGGGGTCTCTATAGCTTCTGCTTTAGCTGATGATTTATCAGAAATACCTGAAGGCGAAGTTGAAAGAGATCAATTAGTCAATGCTGCAGTGGCTATGAAAAATGCAATGTTGTGGAATACTGGTGCATCTTTATTGTCACCATTCTTTTTTGGACCTTTGGGGAAAGGTATAAAAAATTTTTTTGGAACAGTTGGCCCTAAACAAAAAGAACTTGCGCAGTTTGCAAGAGATAAAGGTTTACCATTACCTTTATTGTCTGCCTTAAAAGAAGGTCAAGGACAATTATCAGGATTAGGTAGAAACTATTTTAGATTTATGGGGGTATTCCCATTAGTATCACCAATAGGTAAAGTTGCTAAATCAGAGGCAGAGATTGCTGGTGGTAAAAGATATCTAGAGGATTTACAAGCTTATTCCCCTTTATTAAAAGTTAGTGCAATAAATGCATCTATTAGAAAACAAGCGGAAAAGGTATTTGTAGAAAACGTAGATCTTTATAATAGTGCATACAAAACTTTTGATAATTTAGTTGCAACCTCTGGTAACCCTAGAATAATTAAATTGGAAAAAACACAAAAAGCTGCAAAAGAATTTTTAGAAGAGAATCAAGCACAGTTTCCAGAATTTAGGGAATATCTTGAAGGCTTTAGCAATCTGTCATTTAGACAGGAAGATGTCCAAAAACTACTAACTATGCAAGGTGATCCAATTAATTTGTTTATGAAATCTATGTTAGCAATTAGAGGTGGCATGATTACTCCGAAACAATTTAAAGGTGTAATGACTATGTTAAATAATGCAATTGAAGGTAGTAGATATTCTACTTTGAAAAACAATATGTTTATCATGAGAGAGGCCTTAGAAACTGACTTTGCTAAATTTGGTGAGGATATTTATAACCCTGCAAAATATTTACAAGATGAAGGTATAAAAGC